ACCCGCCAGTAGTTACGGCTACAGCGTCTGCTTCAATTGTTTGCGCATCACCATCTATTTCAACTTCTACACCATCAACTTGACCGTTATCCTCATTGATTTTTGTCACGTCTGTATTGACAAAAATGGGAATGTCGTTTTCGTTGACATTACGTAATAAACCTTCAACTAGATAACCACCTACTGCTGAACCATCTTCTGGACGGTGAATACGTTGCACACTCGCACCGCCGCTATAGCTGATATTATTTAAAGTAATCCCCATATTATCCAACCAATCAATTGCATCTGCTGAATGATCTACAAAATAGCGCAACAGTTCCTTATCATTGGTTTCTTGACCACCTTCTAAGGTATCCTCATAGAAAGTATCGTTACTATCTTCGATATCTTCTTTTTCCTGAAATTTTGTTTCTGAGGCATTCATACCACCAGAAGATTTTGTCGTATTTCCTCCAGCTATTGGAAGTTTTTCCAAAATCACTGGATTAGCGCCCTCTTCTTTAGCTTGAAGTGCAGCTGACATACCAGCACCACCAGCACCCACTATAACCACATCATACTTGTTCTCTAGTTCACTAGGGTCAGCATATTCTTCCTGTTCTGAAGCACCTGAAGCTGCATCAGTGCTTTCTTCTGACGCTTGTTCTGAACTTTGTGCTTCATCATCTTCTGCATTGTCTGGCGTGGTGGCACCACAAGCGCTTAATACAATTACAGACGAAAATACCAATAAACGACGAATAAACTTTTTCATGATTTTCCTCCTTTTATTACCCAATAAAAACAAGTATAAAATATCACAAATGGAAAATACAAGTTAAAATTGTTCTTTTATCGTCTTTTAGCTAATTAAAAGGTATATATCGAATTTTTTGAACTGTAAATTTTTTTGATTACAAATTATTTTATTGAAGTAGTGAATAATTTTACAACTTAGGTTATAATCAAAGTAATTGAGAATCATTTTTAGTAAGGAGTTAGATGGATGGAAATCGATTTTTCTAAAAATTTGGCTACTTTGGTTAAAGAATACCCAGTAACCAAGGAAATCATGACTGAATTAGGTTTTTCAGATATTAATAAGCCGGGCATGCTACAAACAGCGGGGCGTTATATGACCATCCCTAAAGGTGCCAAAATGAAAAAAATTCCATTAGAAAAAGTGGTTGAGGCATTTGAAGCACATGGTTTTGAAGTAAAAGGAGTAGAATAAAATGGCGCGAAGCAAAGAAGAAAGAAAAAAGCGTATTGTAGAGATTCTTTCGATGTTACATGAAGAAGGGACATTTGAAGAAGCCAAACGTTTATTTAACGAAGAATTTGACGGTGTGGATGTAACGGAAATCACTTCAGCTGAAAAATCCTTGATTCAAGGCGGCTTAAAAGCAGAAGAAATTCAAAAACTATGTAATATTCATGCTTCAGTTTTTAAAGGTTCAATCAATGATATTCATAAATCTGACGAAGCTTATGGCCAGCCTGGGCATCCGATTCATACATTAAAATTAGAAAATCAAGTCTTACAATCATTAATTACCGATGAAATTGATGATTTGATGGGAAAAATCAAAAAGGGAGATTGGCAGAAAAAAGAGCGGTTAGTTGCCGCGATCCAAGACCTAAAACAAATTGATAAACATTATGCTCGTAAAGAAACACTAATATTTTCTTATATGGAAAAATACGGGATTACAGCGCCTCCTCAAGTAATGTGGGGTGTTGATGATAAGATAAGAGAGCAAATCAAAGAATTACTCGCTTATGTAGAAAATCCTAAAGCAGCGTTTAACCCTCTTCTTGAAAAATGGGAAGCTGTAAAACATGAAATCGAAGAGATGATTTTTAAAGAAGAAGAGATCATGGCACCCATGACACTAGATGTTTTTAGTTTAAAAGATTGGGAAAATATCGCAGAAGATAGTTATGATATTGGCTTTGCTTATATCCCTGAGCCGCCTGTATGGGTAGCAGGTCCTAATGATTATGCCAAGGAAAAAGAACGAGCGCCTCAACGACAGGCAGCTATCCAACAAGCCAAAGAAACTACCGAAGAAATTGCAAAAGGTTTAAATGAATCAGAAACATCGGAAGAAGAAATGTATGATTGGCAAAACATTGATTCTGAGAACACCGTTGTACTACCTACTGGCATTTTACAACTAGATCAATTACTCGCTATTTTTGAGGTGCTACCAGTGGATTTGACTTTTGTTGATCATAACGATCGTGTTCGTTTTTTCTCAGAAGGAAAACAACGCGTATTTCCGCGGACAAAATCGATCATCGGACGAGAAGTTGTCAATTGTCATCCACCTAAAAGTATGCACATGGTCGAAAAAATATTAGAAGATTTTCATGCAGGAAGCAATGATACGGCGGATTTTTGGATAGATATCAATGAACGTAAAATCTATATTCGCTATTTTGCCTTAAAAAATCATGAAGAGCAGTATCTAGGCTGTTTGGAAGTTACACAAGATATCACAGATATTCAAAAAATCAGCTGACAAAATGGATTATTAGAAGGCTATACAAAAGATTAATAAAGAACGCGCGTAAACTTTTATCGATAGTTTAGGCGTGTTTTTTGTGCGGTAGCTGCAAAGATTATATTTTAATGAATAACTGAGCCTATGGTATACTTGCACAAAATAAAGGGAGGACTTATATCATGTCTTTTAAAGATAGAGCCCATCACGCGCGTTACCGCAAAATCTCTTGTCGTGCTTTTTTATCCATCTTTGCGGTTTCGGATAATGTTTTAGCTTTTATTCCTCATCTTCGTGTTATTTAATATTCATTGCTTGTTTTAATGCTTCAAAAATGAGACAAGTAATGTTTTTTTAACTATTTCCTCAAAAAATGGTTATAAAATTTCGTAAGCGAATTCTTAATAAATTAAGAAAAACAGGGATTTTTTGTTGCATAAAATAAAAGAAAATTTTATAATGGACTTAAAGATAAAATTAGGTGTACCTAAAAATATACAGTATGGAGGAAGACGATGATAGCATTTGATAAAATAGCTGCTAGTTATGACGGCGTTCATCAAGCAGTGGAAGATGTGACTTTTACCATCGATCAACCAGCAATTGTAGGTATTATTGGCCCTAACGGCGCTGGTAAGTCAACCTTTATCAAAGCTGCCCTACAATTGATTGAAGGAACTGGCACAACAACAGNCCGTCTTACAGAGTAACTCTCGAGAACTTAGACACAGTAGACGCAACAGACACAACAACAAATCAAACATTGCAGCATACAGTTATAGACGCAACTTACAGAGCGTCATAGGGCAGGCCTAGTCTAAGGCTTGCCTTTTATTATGCTGATAAAACAGGAGGGCATTTATATATGGCAATTAAACAAGGTTCTGACGAGTTAGCGTTAGTCCGTAAGTTAGGCGACGCTACAGAGGCAGACAAAATCATGTGGATTACAGAATTAGAACGTGAAACAGAGCGAGACACAGACATCGAGGCTACAGTTGACGGTTCAGTTAGCTCAGGAGGTACACGTGAGTCAACAGTAACTATCACGTCTTATATGGACGTAGATGACGAGTTAAGTGACGAAATCGAGGACGCAGCAGAGGACGCTGTGCCATATGAATTATGGATTATCAATAAAAAAGTACAAGGCTCAGGCGAGAATGAGGGCAAATATAAGGCTGAGTATCGTCAAGGACATTTCAACTCAATCACTCGTACTAACGAGGCTGACTCTATTGCAGAGTTCGAGACTGAGTTCGGCGTTTATGCTAAGAAACAAAGAGGCTTTGCGTCTCTACCTGAAATCGTAGAGCAAAACAAAGCAGCTTACGGTTTCCACGACACTACAGCAGATGACCCAGCAGACGACGGACTTGCTGACTTACCTGACGAGGATATCCCACAACCTGACGAGGGTGCGACAGGCGAAGAAACTCCCTAAGGCTCCCGAAATCGCTGAGGTAACAACTGGCACGAACGAGGTCAGCATTTCAGCAGAGTAGGGCAAACAACATAATGAGGGCGCTAAGCCCTCTCTTTTTTATTACTAAATTAAAACATACAAGCGAGGCTATTTTTATTATGGAAATTCAATTCAAAGGCAAAACAATCGACTTATCATTCGGCTTTAAAGCGTTATCTATCATCGACAAACGCTTAGGCATGGAAATCGAGCAAATGAGTATCGGACAAGGCTTACAGCTTTTAGTTCCTAACTTAGCGCAAGGCAACCCTATCACTATTGGCGAGGTTATTCTTGCAACAACAGCACATCACAAGAAAGCTCCTCAAGAGTCAGACCTTGACGACATTCTTGACGACATTGCAGAGAATGAGGGCTTTGAGGCGTTCGGCGAGCAAATCATCAAGGAATTGGGAAAGAGACCTACAACCCAAAACCTAGTACCCGACGAGTACAAACCGAAGAAACAGAGCAAGTAAGTGAAGAGTCTGACCCTCTCACATATGACCGAGTAGTCGTTTTGTGTATGAGCGAGTTAGGCATTTACGACATTGACTACATCGACACTATGACTTTACGTGAGTTCAATTATCGCATGTACGCCCTTGAGTATGAGTTGCTCAAAAAAGAGTATGATACTTACAAACTGGCGTTTGCAATCAGAGACGTTGAGGCTAAGCGTGAGGTCGGCGTTGGTAAGAACAAAAAAGAGGAATATATCCTAAGTTCAGTCAATGATTTGATTGATTATCAGAAAAACGTTAAGCGATTGAATAAAGGCTTGCCTATTGAACTTGAGAACCCTGACAGCAAGTCGGATAAAAACAAACCATCGCTAGACGTTTTAAAACAAATCAAAAACCATAATAAAAAATAGATTGGAGGGTATAACGTGGCAAAATCTGAATACAAAATCAGTACCGAGATAGATGCGGACACGTCGAGGTTTAAAAAGCAAATGAAGTCAGCTGAAAAAGTTGCTCAAGACTTTAAACGAGTTGCTGAGAGCATTAAAGATGCTGACATCGGTGCAAATGTTAAAGAGTTTATGTCTAAAATCAGACAGGCTAAGAGCCAATTAAATGACTTTGACGGCTCTGAGGCAGACGCAGACCTTGATTTGAACGCCTCTAGTTTCAATCGCAAGTTGAGCTCAGCAAGTCGTTCGCTCACAGACTTTAGACGACAAGCTGAGAGCGTTCAAGACGCTCGTATAGGTGCGAACATAGCAGAGTTTCAAGCTAAGATGGCAAACGCTAAAAGCAGCTTGAATAGTTTTGACGGTTCGGACGCAAGAGCTAATATTGACGCAAACATTGCGAGCTATGAGTCTAAAATGCAAAGAGCTAAGAGCATTGCTAGAGACTTTAAATCAACGGCTCAGAGCATTAAAGATACTCGTGTCGGTGCAGACATTTCAGAGTTTCAACGTAAGATGGCTAGTGCACGCAAGCAGATGTCATCATTCAGCCGTATGAGAGCTAAGTCTAGCCTAGACGTTGACAGCTCCTCAGCTATCTCGGCTATTGAGAGATTTAAAGCTATATTACGCTCTATACCAAACAGACATCGCACACGATTAACCGTAGACTCAAATGCAGCTATAAGTGCAATTCGTGCAGTGGCTAGTTCCTTAGATAACTTCGAGAACTCACTACACAATATCGCTAACAGAGTTAGAACTGTTGGAACGGTTGCGGCTAACGTGTTCAAAGGTATGTTCCTATCAAGTATCACAGCGTTAGTTCCAGCAATTGCCTCACTTGTGCCAGCATTAATGGCAGTTATGAACGCTATTGCTGTTGTCGGTGGTGGTGCAGCTGGACTTGCTGGTGCATTTGCAACGGCAGGCGCAGGCGCAGTAGGTTTCGGCGCTATGGCCATGAGTGCACTACAAATGGTTGAAGATGGCACGCTGGCAGTTACGAGAGAAGTCGAACAGTATCGCTCAGCAGTCGACAGCCTCAAATCAGCATGGCAAGGCGTTGTGGCTCAGAACCAATCACAAATATTTAACACGTTAGCAAACGCTGTAAACACAGCAAAAGTTGCCTTACAAGGCTTAACGCCATTCTTAGATGGTGTAGCTCGTGGCATGGAAAAAGCCAGCCAGGCTACATTGAAATGGGCTCAAGAGTCGCAAACAGCGACACGTTTCTTTGAAATGATGGGCACAACTGGTGTGAACATATTCAACAATATGCTATCAGCTGTGGGCAACTTCGGCTCAGGCTTTATTGCTCTAATGACTAACCTTGCGCCACTTACTGAGTGGGTATCTCAAGGCTTCAAGAGCATGGGGCAATCATTCAACGAATGGGCTAACAGTGTCGAGGGCAGCACAGCCATTCAGGACTTTACGAACTATGTGAAAACAAACTTGCCAATTATTGGCGAGATATTCAGCTCGACTTTTAAAGGTATATTCAACCTAATGAAAGCATTTGCGCCTAACTCTCAGGTTATATTTGAGTCACTAGCTCAAATGGCCAACCGTTTCGAGCAGTGGAGCGCAACTATTGCAGAGTCGGACGGGTTCCAGCAATTCGTTGAGTACGTGCAAACAAATGGCCCTGTATTAATCAGCCTTATAGGCAATATTATCGACGTACTTGTGAACATAGTCGTCGCATTGGCTCCTCTAGGTGCTAAAGTGCTACAAGTCGCTGAGGCATTCTCAGCATGGCTAGCAGAGCTTACAAGAGTGCACCCTATTGTCGGCGTGCTCATTGGGGTTATAGCCTCACTATCAGGCGTATTTATGGCATTATGGCCAGCAATTCAGTTTGTGATACAGGTTATCGCTCCTTTAGTATCAGGCTTTATGAGGTTCGTTGGCGTTGGCCAAATCGTTCAAGGTCTATTATCAGCAGTAGGCGCGGCATTTGGTGCGTTGAGTGCTCCTGTGTGGGCAGTCATCGGCGTAGTGACAGCGCTTATAGGCATATTCACAGCACTTCTTGCTAGCTCAGAGCAGCTAAGAACGCAAATGATAGCTGCCTGGAACGCAATCAAAAACGCAGTAATGCAGGCTGTACAGGCAATAATCCAGTTTGTATCTCAATTGATTTCAAGAATACAGACAATCGTTGCGCCATTAGTTCCGATTTTCCAAAATACATGGAATCAAATTGTGGCGGTAGTCGAGGCAGCAGTCAACTTAATCGCGCCAATCGTGCAGCAGACGTGGAATACCATTAAGGCCGCAACGCAGGTAGCGTGGGAGCTTATTAAAATGGTCATCACAGTTGCGATGGAGGTAGTAGTTAGTACCATAACAGCGCTACTTCAAATCCTAGCGGGTGATTGGTCAGGCGCATGGCAGACGATTAAATCAGCAGGCGAGGCTATTTGGCAGGCTATCGTTACAGCAGCACAGAATATTTTTAATATTTTAAAAACATGGCTTATGAATTTATGGAACTCTATTAAGCAAAATGCCATAACAGCGTGGAACGCGCTTAAAGGTCAAGCATCTAGCATATGGCAGAGTATCGTTACAGGTATTCAGTCCGTAGTTCAAGGACTTGTTGGCATATTAAGCTCTATTTGGTCAGCAATCACTAGCACAGCGTCGTCAATGTGGTCATCATTGGTTGGCATAGCGTCCTCAATTTGGGGTTCACTTGTCAGCACAATAAGCTCTATCGTATCTAGTATTGTGAGTGTCGTAAGCTCAGCATGGTCGGTGATTGCTAGCACGACATCATCAATATTTAGTTCGATAGCATCAACAGTATCAAGCATTTGGTCGTCAATCGTGAGTGCAATCAGCTCATTCATTTCAAGTATTGTTAGCACAGTTTCGAGCGGTTGGAATAATGTAATGAGTACGATTTCATCAATTCTAAGCTCAATAGCCTCAACGGTATCAAGTATTTGGTCATCTATCGTGAGTGCGATTTCATCATTTATTTCAAATATTGTGAGTACGGTTTCGAGCGGTTGGAATAATGTTTTAAGTACCATTTCATCAATACTAAGCTCAATAGCCTCAACGGTTTCGAGCGTTTGGTCATCAATCGTTAGTACGATAAGCTCGTTCATATCATCTATTGTCAGCACAGTCACATCAGGCTGGAATAGCGTACTAAGCGCAATCACATCAGCAATGAGCGGCATTATTAGTGCAGTAACATCAGGCATGAGCAGCGTAGTGAGTGCAGTACAATCAGGCGTATCAAACGCAGTGAGTGCAGCTAAGTCATTCGTTGGCGCAATGGTGTCAGCAGGTAGCGACTTAATCAGAGGTATGATAAACGGTATCAAGAGCATGGCAGGCTCATTAGTCAGTGCAGCTAAAGGCGTTGTATCTAACGCTGTACAAGGCGCTAAGTCATTACTAGGTATACATTCACCGTCTAAAGTGTTCAAAGAAATCGGTCAATACACGATGCAAGGTATGCAAATAGGCTTGAATGACAGAGGCAGAAAAGTTGTAAGAGACACAAGCAGAATTGCGCAACAGATGTCACAAGGTTTCAACCCTAACTTACAGGCTAGACCTGCAGTTAAAGGCATTAATCGTGAATTGAACAACCTTTCTACACGTGGTCATGTAACGGCAAATCACACAACAACAGTTAAGGCTGAGCCTAGCACAATGAATTTACGCATACAGCTAGACACTGACGACGAAGTTCTAACAGCTAAAGTGAACGGCGTAAATGCACGCGACGGCGAAGTTCTATCATTCTAACAAGGAGGTGTGACCTATCGACCTAAAAATCACACGACAAAACGGCGACACGTTCACACTAGGTGAGTACGGTGTAGACGTCACTGACGTTGTGATTAGTGGTATTGAAATGGAGGAGCAAACCCGTGATATACAAGGGCTGCATGGCACTTTTGACATGGGGGCGACATACAAGGGGCGCGAGGTAAGCGTTCCTTTTTCCTTTCAAGGTCAGAATTTGGCCTCATATCCACTATTCAGAGATTTAATATACAAACTCACAACAAAAACTGAGCCTTTTTATATTCAGGAATTACGCAGGCCTCAAGTAGCAGGCTATACGTTCAAAGATGTTAAGAACTCAAACGCAGTATCAATTGACCAGTACGGCAGAGATACGGTATTCGATGAAACGCAATCAGAGAACGAGGTCAGCACAGGCAAACGCTACCTTGTGAGGCTTTCAGGCGCTACTGAGATAGAGCAATCAGCTCATACGTCTAAAGGCAAAGGCGAGCTATCGTTCCATACGACAGAGCTGCCCTTTGCTGAAAGTGTTGGCACGTCAAAAGATTTAGAGCGTGACGGATTACACTATACAGAAAACCCTATTTGGTCATATGGCATGGGGTTGAGCCGAGACCCTGCAACAAGACAGTACACATTCGATGTGAACACAGGCACAGAGTTCGATGTGTACAATATCGGCGATGTACCTATCGACCAATTTAACCAGCATTTAGTTTTAAGGCTTAATTTCAATCAAGATTTAGACGACACTATAGAATTTGGCTTTAATGGTACTGACATTCACATTGACGGCTCAGAGGCTAACATCAGCGCAGGTGACACAGTAACCTATGAAGTTGGCGGCTATTTCAACAATGGCCTAAGCATATTAAATGCAACAAATTACAAAATACCCGAGATGCAAGCGGGTTTGAATAAATTAATGTTTGACGACACTTATGACTTAACTGTCGAGGTTGAGTGTCGTTTTTACTACTTATAGGAGGTCATGACAATATGGCAAGAAAAGAAATCACTACACCATTAGACCTGAAAAACCTTGATAATCATAATTATAACTATGATGAGCTATATGGCTTAATTGATGAAACTGACAGACGTATCAGTGAGGATATGTGGGAAGAAATTAAAGGCGCTAACACGATGAAAATGCTTGAGCCAGTACAAACGGCTGCAGACTTACCAAGTGAGGCGGCTGATAAGTCACTTATCACTGTTATTGACGAGCAGCGCGTTTACGGTTTCGTAAATGGCGAATGGCAACCGTTCAGCGAGATAGACCTCGACCCGTTCGAGCCATTCAAAGATGAGTTAGCTGAAATCGTCGCAGCCTATGAGGATAAAATACAAAGTATTACTCAAGAGGTGCAATCTACAAAAGACTCAGCAATAGACTCTATAGAAAGCACACAGAGCCAATCTGAGAGCAATATAAGCCAAACGGAACAAAGCGCCATAAATTCAGTTAATCAAGCACAGCAAGCGGCTGAGAGCCAAATAAGCGATAGTACAGAGGCGCTGCAAGGTAAAACGGAAGAACTAACGAGCATGTTCAACGATTACTTAGAGCAGCTCACTAGCAATCAAGATACTACACTTGCTGAGGTGGATAGCGCTAAGCAAGAGGCTATAGCAGCCCTTGAGAACTTCCAAAACACAGATACAAGCAATTGGCAGAAATTCAAACTTACAAATGACGACGGTACAGTTAAAGACTTATCGGGTGTTGATTGGGCGGACACGGCTCAGCTTGATGCTTTAGATGTGGGGGTATACTACTCTACTACAGGTGTAAACATTCCTGTCGGGGCGTCAAGCTATAATGCTTTTATAACTGTTACTAAGNTTATCTGGAAAAGATGGAAGAAAGTCTCAACGAAATACCGACAACTCAAAGCAAGAGGGGCTTCCCATAACGAAGCGATGTCCTACGCGAACGGTCGGAAAGCGTATTGGCGTATCTCTCAATCAAAACTCCTATGTAGAATCTTTACAAAAGAAAAGTTCAAACAATGGAAACTCAAGGATTTCATAGAAATCCTTGAGAAATAAAGCTTAAATTATTGAACCGCCCTGTACCGAACGGTATGCGGGGTGGTGTGAGAGGACGACTAATCAGTTAATGGTTAGTCTCCTACTCGATTACAATGAATGATACTTTTAGTAAAAATCATGGTAAAATAGTTAGGAAAATAAAATTAAAGGAGCCATTCCGTTGTTTAATACGTTTATTTGGGATTTTGACGGTACGTTGTTTGATACTTATCCGATGATTGTACAGGGTTACTTGCAAGCTTTAAAAGAATATGATATTGATAGTACAAAAGAAGAAGTTTATCAGATTTTAAAGGAATATTCTTCGGCTAAGATCGCTGAAAAATATCAATTAGATTTTGCCGAATTATCTAAAAGGGCAAAATTTTATGAAGAGAAGTCTGCTTACGAACCACAAAGT